TCTTCTGTTGGTGCTAATGTTATAGTAGTGGTAGCACCACTATCATAAGTAACTAAAGCATTATCTATTGATGTAGTACTTGTGTATTGAGCATATTGTATTTTTTGATTTGAATTACCATTATCATTAAATGAATCTGTTTCATTAACAGTCGCACCTGTGCGCCATTGAACAGAAGTGACTCTTTCTGCATTTACAGGTATTGTTAATGTGCCATTTAAATCATACTGTAAATAAGTACCACTTATCATTGCGGTTGGTTCTACTGCGTAGTTTACATTATCTTTAAATTTGTTATAACCTTCTTGCGCTAAATAAGTGTTTGATGTTACTGAACCTATTAAAGTGCCATCTGATTCTCTTGCTGATGTGCTTACTGTTACCCATACAGAAGCTTTATCAGAAGATGCAGAATAAGAGCCATTAAATATTTGTTCTATCTGGTCGTTTACTATTTCACTAATGTCTACAGTTACAGAAACTTCTGCTCCTAATGGTTTCTTTTGTAATTGATATGAAACTGATAAATCATCACAAGGTGTAGAAACACTTGAGCCATCAAATATGCCAATAGTAATTTGAAAGTAACTTAAATTTGCTATATTGGTTGAACCCGTTACTTGTGGTGTTCTTATAAAAAAAGGGCTTCTTGTTCTAATTATTGTACTCATTTTTTAACTAATTTTTTTAATATTTCATTTCCGTAAGCAACAACAATATTGTCGCCAAACCTTCTAACACCTGATTCAAATGGTTTTGTAAAAAATAAAGTTGGTTTTATTCCTCTTGTATAAATGCTACGAGCAATTAAATAACTCATACTTTTATAACTCATAAATCTTCCTGTAACTTTATCTCGCCATCTGATTTTTCTTTTTTCTAACCACTTGCGCATAATACCAGACATACCCCCATTTTGTTTGCCTATTAAAGCAGTTCTATTTCCAAATTGATAAGGCGATTGTGCTTGTTGGTTTCCCTTGCTACTGCTTAAACTACCTTTAACTCCTTTGTCAACAAACTTCCCGTAGTCTTCCATATCAAATGTAACTGTATAACCACTTTCAAACCTTCCTGTAGCACCTCTGTTTTGTAAAATTATGTAGCTTAAACTTTTATAAAGCGAACCTTTATTTTTACCAGCTTTACTTAATCGGCTTCTAGATTGTTGAACAACATACTTAGCATAATCTTCTATGGCTCTTTTAAATTCACTCATTAGCAATATGTCATTTCATCAGTTGTATTAATATCAAAAGTTATTGCCCATCCTGCCAAACTGTTTTCAAACCTTTCTGTAAATGGTTCACAGCTTGGGGGATTGTTTAATTCAAATTGTTCTTTGTATAAACTGTTTTTTTGTAGCACTCTAATTATTCTAGTGCCTAATGCCATTTGAGTGTTAAGTACATCCTGTATATTGTTATTGCCTAGAAATAAATCGTTAACTGCTTCTTTATTAAAATCAACAATATCCATAAGGAATAATGTTACGTTAAATGCTACGTGGTTTTCGTTTATTGTAGCATTATTAATCATTAAATGTGCTAATGGAAATATGCTTTGTTTGTTTAAATCAATGTCGCTTATATCTCCAAAACTTATATTGTTGTTAAATGGTTCAGCAGTTACTACTGTTTTAATACTGTCTAATATGTTGTAAAAACTTTTCATAAATATTTAATAAATATTGGAGTCTTATCTCCAAAGTCTAACTCTGTTAATTCGTCTAATGTGTCTTTAGCTGTGTCAAAGTCCATATTCATTTTTTTTAATAGAATATCAAGGCATTTAAAATAATCTAGTACAAACTGTTTTTTATTTGTAGTTATAGCAACAGTTGCTTCTTCTAAACCTTGAGCAATTATTAAATTCTCCAAATCGTTTTCAAAAATTATATCTAATAATTTGTCTCTTGTCATTTGTTCTTTTTGAGCATTTTCGCTTCTAGTTCGTATTTGTCTTTTTCAAATGCTAAGTGGTTCAAACAGGTGTGTATATTTAGTTTAGTAACATTATCTAACCTTTCTATATTCCCATTGCATAAGGAATAGATAGATTGATACCAACCCCATTTAACAGCGAAACCCGCAGTTGCGGAGAGATTTCCACTTCCGTTTGTGTCGCTAAATAGCTCAGGATATTTTTCTGCAATTCCTTGTTTAAAGTCAAAAAAAAAGTCATTGCTCCAAATACAATATCAAGTGGCATCTGTTTCATATTTGCATTTTCTTTAGCTTCATATTCCTCTATTAAATATTTATTCTTTTTCTTGTATGTTATTGGTCTAAATAAAACATTCATAGCAATGTGCATTTGTTCCCATTCAGTTAGCAAATTATCTAAGTCAACATACTCGCCCAATGTCATATTATTTAAATCGGGTATAAAACCATATTCAACACCACTTAATGTAAACCTATCCTTAAAAGGAGATTCTTCCTTAAACAGCTTTAAAATGTCATTTACTATCGTATCAGCATCAGTTGCTTTAATAGCAGTAACAGTTTTTAGTGGAATATTGCAAAATATTTCAATCAACTTTTGCTGTAAGAAATTATCCATTTCTTTTTTATCAGCTATTTTCAACCATTGCTGATATTGGTTTAAAGTAATATCGTTTAATGATGTTGGGATGTTAATACTTACTTTCATACTATATAGACGTTAAATAGTTTTAAATTATATATCAGAATCAATACAAATAATATTCTCCTCTGTTTGGGTTTTCTAATACCATCATAATACAATAACGAGCAGCGTCAATAGCGTGGTCGCCATTCATAGAGTTTGGTTTCTGTAGGGTGTTACCTTGTTTGTCTTTCATCCATATATAACCTTCTAATTCTTTTTTTAGGTTTTTACTTCTTCTTGTTACAAATACTTCATTTTGGTTAATTAAGTTAATTCCATATATAATAGAGTCTTTGCCTTTAGTAACTGGGAATATGTCGTGTCCATAACTACGTAATTCTGCTATTGACTTTGGCTCTGCTGAATCAGCATATATATAACCCATTAAATTGTTGTTTAAAATAAAGTTGGATATATCACTATTAAGCATTTTATTCCTGTATAATACTTCATCAAATATGTAACTGTCATTGTATTTATATAATGCTACAATTGATGTACTGTCTACGCTGTAGCCAAAGTCCATTCCATAACCCATTAATCGTGCTTCATTTGGAACTATTTCAATTTCTTTCCACGCTGGAATACAAGCACCCTCTAAACTTCCTATTTGCCCAAGTCCGTAAACTTTCCACCAGTTTGCCCAATAAGTTGAAGTCTTTGCTTTTTCCCTGTTTTTTTCTAATTCATCAATAATAGTTTGTGGCAATACATCATTGTCTTTATAAGTCAGAGTAATAAAATCAGTGTTAGGTTGATTTATTAATTCTTTATCTACCCAAAATAAAGTAGCTGGATTGTAGTCTAGCCAAATATCTCTGCTGGTTCTTATTGCTAATTGTTGATATGCTTCAAACGTTACATTGTTACACTCGTTAACAAATAAACAATGCCTACGAGCCCCTCGTAATTTATCTGGACTATCAGTTGAAAAAAACTCTATGTAACTACCATTACTAAATTCGTATTTTAAGGAGCTTTTATTATAGTTGTGGGGTTTATATATACCCGTTGTCTTAAGTATGTTTAGAAAGTCTTTTAATGCACCACGCCTTAACGCTGGTATGGTGTCAGTAACTACACTAATTTCTGAATAGGGTGTAGCTATTGCATAATCAATTAACAATGATAGTATAGCAAATGTTTTACCAGCACTCGTTCCACCTCTTACAATCTTTGTTCTGCTTTTAAGTAATGATAATTTCTTGACTGCTTTTGTGTGCGCCCATTCCATTAAAATTTGCTCATATATTTATAAGTAATGTATTTAAGAGCTTCCCAAACAATAATTAAAATAAATGCTTTAGATATCATCGTAAGTTAAGTTTGGAAATAAGCGTGGTTCTTCATTAACAGTAATGTCTTTACTTTCTTTTGGTTTACCATAAACTGAGTTCATTAAAGCATCATATGCTCTGACATCACCTTGCCTTGCTTTTTTTAAAACTGCTAGTGTCATTATATCTTCCTGAGTTAAATCTTCATACAAACCAGTTATCGGGTTTTTAGATTTCTCTAATGTTTCTAACCATCGTTTTGCTATACTGCTTCTGCTAAATGCTCCAACTGGTCTGCCTAATGGATTACCGCTTTGTCCTTTTTTAAATTGATGCTTTTTTATATTTTCTTCGTTTGCCATTATTGTTTATATTCAAAATTATACGTCTTAACTCCTTTTTCTCTAAATCCTTTTTTTCTTAACATATTACGTCCAATAGTCAATTTTCCCATTGTTCTTTTAAAACCTAAATATTTCCAACATTCTTGTTTTATCATTGCTTTATAAACTGGTGCAGAACTAAATTTTGCCATTATGCGACAAGTTATTTTTTTAGATAATAATTTACTTGTTTCATTTATTAATTTTATTCCTAATCCCATTCCAGTATAATCTGGATGTATTACAGTTCTATTTGAATGATAAATAATTTTAGTTCCTTTTTTGTGTGGTGTATAATTAGCAAAACATTGAAAACCTATTTGATTGTTATTATGAAATAAACCATATAAATATATTTTACCGCCCGGCAATCGTTCATTTAAATAATGATACTTGCTAAAGTATTTCCAACTTGTTCTGTCAATTTCTTTAATTTCAAATTTGAGTTGTTCCCGTTTTGTAAAAAAAAAATCTTCCGACTTTGGAAGTGTAAATTTTTGTTTGTTACAATCAATCATCCAATCAGGATGTAACCACTCCAAAACATCTTGATGACAAGAACACAATATTATTTTTTTATTATTACGTTTAGCGTATTTATGTAAACATAATGACATAGCTTTGGCAACAGTTCTATCCACAACTGATGTCCATTCATCTATAAAAACAATATCGTCTGATTTAGTCATTAAATAAACTGCTTCGGCTCTTGCTCTTTGTCCATTTGATAGAGTTTTAACAGGTCTTATCCAACAAGGAACAGAATTTAAACCAATACCATTTAACATTCTAGCACATTCTTCATAAGACATTTTTTTTGGTAATTGATTTATAATCGGCTCATCTTCATTTAATTTTACATCAAATATTTTATCTCCAAATAAATGTTTTATCATTGTTGTTTTGCCACTTCCACTATTGCCATAAACTAAACCAATATTCCATTCATTAGGTATTTTAATATTGTTAACTTTTAAATGATGAATTGATTTTTTTTCGACATCAATATCTAAACTATTAGCAGCAACTTGGCATCTAAATTCTTTGTTAACATTTGATTTTAATATTACTTCAATATCGTTTGGTATCATTGTACTATTTTAATATTTAAATTTTCTAATTTTAATTTTTCGTACCATTCTTGAGCTTTTTCTTCCGATTCAAATTCTATATTTAAAAACCATAAATCGTTTTCAATTTCGTGTTCTTTGTCATCATCATAATGAAATTCTGGAACAGTTAAACCCCAGTCATTTAGTTCTTTGTTATCCCATTCATTGGCTAACATATCCCAATCCCATTCACCAAAACCAACATTGTCTTTTATTATGAATTCTCGCTGTTCTTTCGCTGATAATTCGCTTGCTTTAACTACATAAACTTCTTTCAATCCAGCTTCTTTACAAGCCTTTAAACGCATATTACCACCCAGCACAATCATATCATCATTCACAACGATTGGGCGTAGTTCTAACATCTTAGGAAATTCTTTAATTGAGTTAACTAATTTCTTAAACTTAATGTCTTTAATTAGCCTTGGGTTATCTGGATTAGCCTTGACCTTTGATATTTTAATTAATTCACTTTTCACGAGCCACAGTTTAAACAGTCATCATCATCTATTTCGCAAGTTCTTTCAGGACTTTTAATAGCTGACCTTATTATTGGTCTTAACTTGTTTCCTAGTTCTTGGTCATTTGGTGTTATGCTTTCTATAAAAAAAAGGTTTCTCATTATTTCTGAGTCAGTTTCTACTTTCACTTTTAATTGTTTTAATGATTGATAATTTGGTTAATTCTTCTTTGTGTTTAGTTAAGTAGTTCTGTAACTTGTTTAGGTTGTTTGTTCTTTTTTTAATCGTTGTATGTATCATATAATTTTTTTACTTCATTGTATAAATCTTTAACACAGCTACCACAACTAGATGGTTGCTTATTGGTTTTAAAAACCCTGTTATGTATATCTAGCATTTTATGCTGTTCGTCTCGTGAAATGACACTACGATAAGTTTCAAAATAATCTTTGCACCAATTGTATTCTTCTTCTGTAAGACATTCTGCTTTTTTGTAAGGAAACATCTTATTTAGTTTTTCTTTACGTTTGTCGCATCCGCAGTCTTCGCCTGCTATCCATTTAACTACCTTTTTAATTCCAGTAGCTGTTGTGAAGCGTTCAACAGTATCGCCAAAGCCTTTTTCATTTGCCATTTTCGTATTGTTTTTTTATTAGTTTTTTTATTTGGTTGATGTCGTTCCATACCGTTTTATAACTGATTTTAGTTTCCTTAGCCAGTTTGCTGATATTGCCTTTAAATTTTCTTGTATATAGTTTAAATAGTTTTTCATAGTACCAGTAAAAATTGTCAATAATAGAATCAATCTTTTCTAAGAATTGTGTTTGTTCTTCTTCTTGTGTGTTGATTAATTCGTCTTTTAATGGAAGTGTTTCTTGTTCAGTTCTGAAAACATCATTACTTAAATTAATAAGTGTTACATATATATAATTGAATTGAACTTTGCCCTCCTTTATTATTAACGTTTTTTTTATCTTTTTTTCCTTTAATTTTTGATAAATTTTTAAATACATATCTTGAACTATATCTTCAGCAGTTATTGGCGCATACATTGGCAGTCTATTTTCCACCATTAATAACCAAACAGAATGCTTTCTATATAGCTTATCTAATATTTCTGAACTTGTCATCTAACCAATACCAGTTTTGTTTTGTCAGGGTCTTCGCCTTCAATCTGTCCTGAATAGAGTAGGGCTTCGGTCAGTTTCCATTTAACTTTCCACAGGTCAGTAGCAAAGCCTTTTACTTCAATTAATTCGTAGGTATCGTCTGTTAGGGTGGTTTTAAAATCTATATAGTAATTGGTGATTAATTTACCATTTACATAAAGAGGTAGTTTGTGTTGGGGTTTAATATGCTTTATTTCACCAGCTAATTTTCGTAGTTCTAGTTGTTCAGCATACTGAGCTTCTTTTTTAGAATGATAGGAACGACCGCCAAAAGTTTGCCTTTTAGCACGGTACTTGTTTCCTCGATTTTGGTATTGTTTTGTGTAACGCATCACTCATTGGTGATGACTAAGCAATGCTAATGTATATATTTTTTTATTTAATTTTTATATATCTTTTTTATATTTTATTAACAATCAGTTGTTTCTAAGTTGGTTTTGTTCTTTTTTTCTTTCTTCGTCAAATAAATCTTCAAGGTTAAATTGATACATAGTTCCATTTAAAACGATTGGTATTTCTTCGTCTAGTTCCATCATATCTACGTAACGTTTTCCATCTTTATCAAACTTAGTTACTGGAACTGTAATGTCTTTAGCTAATAGCCAAAGGAATTGAACTTTTTCTTCGGGTGTTGATTTATTATAAAAATCATTAATTAGTTTAGTGTTCATATTGTAAATTTAATTATAATTCTTCTATTGGTAATAATATTCCTTTACTTGAATTATTATCTCCGCCACGTACATTTCTTGCAGTATAAAGGTATTTCCTACAATTTATTTTTAATTGGTTTGTTTTAATTATCCTGATTTTAGAATCGCTTATATTAAATGCCCAGTAATCTGCTTTGCTTTTAGCTAGCCCACTTGGTTTTCCTCTGCTTTCATATTCCACAAATACATTACCAGTTTCATTAGCTTGTAAATCTCTTTTACATTCTACTGTAAATTTACCTTCAAATATATATGCAAGTTCTTTTTCAAATACTTGACCAACTTCTAAATCATAACTAAAGTCACTACAATATTTCATTCTGTGATAATCAAAAACATTTTATAAATAAGCACCCCAAATAATATTGCTACTAAATGGGATGCGATATAACAAGCGTAAATTGTAATCATTTAAAATGGTAAATCAGATTGTTCAGCTCCTACAGGAACAAATCCTTTTTCTTTAGTTTCTTCTTGTGGCATTGGGTTTAATTCATTTATACCCCAACAATCAACTTGATTGTAATATTTATCATTCCATTCTTTAGAATAAACATTAATCATAAATTCATAGACATTGCCTTCAATTAATCTTCTTACAAAGTCTATATTGTCTCCTAAAAAACTTAAAGAAAGTTTATTATTAAAAGTTCTGTTTTGTTCTATAATGACTTCCTGTTTAGTCCATTCATTACCTTTTTTGCTTATTCTTGTTATTGGCTTGTTAATCTTTAACACTTGCCCAGTTACTGTTGTTTTTTTATTTGGTTTTATCATATTTATTTATTTAATTAAAATTTGTAGGCGATTCCTACAGCTACAAAAAACCCTCCTGTAGCAATAGCAATTGTATTTGGGTTGCTGTTGAACTTCTGCTTGTGCCAAAGTATGTTGGTAGTTCCAGCAGTCATTAAACTAAGTCCACCTATTATTGCTAATCTTTTCATAGTTGTTTATATTCTTGATGTTCTCTTTTTGATTTCTCTCCACCTAATGATGTTCTTTCATTTAAATAGTTTCTGAAGAATGTCATTATCTTAGGTGGGTTTAGTGATTCATATAATTCACCATATTGACCAGATAATATTTTTGTAAATAATAATTGTAAATCTGCAATATGTAGCATCCAAAATTCATCAGATATTAACTGAGCCGAAAAAGTAATTTGACTTTCTGTCATTGGTCTTCTCAGGTTTAACATCTCATTTAATTCTACTAACCAGATTTTTATATATCCAGTAGTAAATGTTGCTCCCATTTCTTTTTTAATAACAACTATAGATGGAGTTTTATTTTCAAACACTTCATCATAGGTTTTTACGCTTTGGCTACTGTTCAATAGCTTCTGCGGACTGTATGTCATTAAGAATTTCTCTTTTGAAACTGTCGGAGTAAGTTGTTCCTGTTTTTGTATTGCCATAATTGTTTCCATTGTTTTGTGGTTTATTGGTGTAACATTTTAAATTGGGTATTGTATTTCTAAGGGTTGTTTTCCAGATTTTGATTGGCTTGTTAAAACCATTTTTCCATCCGTTGTCTTTCCAAGCATCATACTTTGATGTGATTTCAAACTTGGCTTTGTCGTCAAATAATAAATCTAGTTTTGAAAATACTATTGAAGCGTATTGTAAAAATTCTGAAATTTTTGGAATTTCTTTTTTTACTTTTTTATTTACATCTTCAATTATATTTACATCTTCATTTACATTTACATTTACTAAAGGCATTGCCATGGCATTGCCACTTTGTATGCCACTTTTATGCGATGGCATACTTTTTTGTTTATTCCATCTTTTTTTGGCATTCTCACTTTGTCGTTTAGAATGTTTAGCTCTTTTTTCTTTTTCTAACTTTAGTCTTTCGTTAAAATATCCTTCATCACTTTTAATAAATTTGTTTAGTACATCATTACTTATATTACCGTTAAATGTTAATTGAATTAACTTTTCACTTATAGCACCTTTCTGATGTTGTAAACATAACAGGGTTATATACTGACCTCTTTCTTCCATTGTTAAGTCAGTTATTCCAGTTAAAAAGTCTTTTGGATAAAATAAAAATGCTGGGTCTTTAGCCATTGTGTTCTCTCATTAAATAATTAATAACATTCTGCAATTTGTCATCTGTGAAATTGCTACATATAAAATTGATTTGCTCTCTTGCAGTTTCAGCATAGGTTTCTTCTATTGTGTTACTGTCGTGTAAACGACCTTTACAAGCTTTTGCTATTTCCTGAAACAGTTGGTCGTGCTTATAATAAGAATCGTATTTTTTCATTGCATTATTTACAGACAATGAGTAATCTTTCCCAGTAAAACCACCTCCAAGCGCAATTTTCTTTTTGTTAAAACTTGTATATAAATAAGCTAGTTTGCAATAGATTTTATAAACAAAAATGTTTCTGTAAAATTTTGGAACATTGAACTCAAAATCAATAACAAATTTTACAGTTCTGTGAATTTCTAACAAAGAAATTTTTTTCTTTTTAAGTTCTTTTTTTGGTTTAGTTAATACAGTATTCATAGTTTAAAATTTAAGGGAGCATTAATGCTTAGTCATCTGCTCCCGTTTAGTTCATACTTTTTTTATTATTACTGAATCCTTCCTTTGTTTAATGGTTGGTATTTCAACTACTTCGCCATCACTTAAAACCATACCGCCATCAATAACAGTCGTTGAACCTTTTTCAATTCCAGTTACTGCGTGTTTTAGTTTTTCTTTGATGTTTTTGAGTTCTTGTTCTTTTTCTGTGTATTCTTTAACATTAGAAAAGTCATAATACTTACCGCCATTTCTTTTTTGTATTTTAAAACCATTGTAATCAAACTCAGAATTGTTAGGAGCATATTGTTCACACTCTGCTAATACTTGTTCGTTAATTTTTTTTTCAGCTTTTTCTAATAGTTTTCTAAGGTGTTGAAAGTTGGCTTTAACATTCAGCGCATCTTGATTACCTTCTGCCACTTCATTAGTAATATTGTCAATAAACTGTTCTAAGTTTTTAGATTCACCAACTGTTTGTATTGATTTTTCAACTATCCATTCAGTTGGTATTCCTGAATCTAATTCATCTTGATAATTGTCAAATTGATTTTCTCGCCAGTGTTCAAAATGACTATCGTTTAAGTTTTCAAGTTTTACGCTTCTCATTGGTTTAGTTTTTTATAGGTTTCTAATAATGCTTTAGACGCTTCTAATAACATTTCTAAACTGTTGTTATATTGCCAATTATGTTTTAAATGTTCTTCTGGTAAATGAATTTCTAAAACCCTTCTCCTTTGAGAATAAAATTGTAAATCATATAAAGCGTCTTCAAACTTTTGCTTCCTAGAATTTTTAATTATTTCTTTAGCTTGTTCGTATTCCTTTTTTTCGCCATCAGTCATAAATGGTTCTGGAATGTCTAAGGTGTTTGTATCTTGTTTCATAGTTTTATTTTTTAAATGTGTCAGCTTCTGAATCAGAAAATATTCCATATTCATAGGCGTTAATTAATTTTAGGGTAAGCCTGTCTTTAAGTCTTTTCTCAGCCATAGCGAAAGGGTAGGGAGCTTTACAATTATTTGGGGATACTTCACCTGTTGTCCAAGTAGTTGTTTCCCCCATTTTTGCACCGCCTAACATTGCTACGTTTTTGTTATCGTCTCTAAAAACAGTTGGTGTATCAAATTTTATATTTTCTTGATAAGCTATTTTTTCACAAGCATCGTGGGTAATTATCCAAATATCTTTTCCACCACGTTGTAAGTTCCAAAAGTCGCTTTCAGTTAATTTGTATTTAGTTGCAATTTCTTTTATTTTCATAGGTGTTTTTTTAATTCTGTGTGGCTAATTCTATATTCATAGCCAACCATTTTGTATTTTATTTTTCCGTTGTGTATCCAATTTAAAAGTGTTCTATAATTAACACGTAAGTAAGTAGCTGCTTCGTGGGCAGTATACCACCTTTCAAAGCCAAGTATTTTATGCACTTCTTTCATTAATTCAGACAGTATTTTATTTTTATCTTTTCGTGTCATAATTATTTAGTTTTAACTTAATTCTAATTCGTTGCATAATTCTAACCCGTACCAATACACTAAATGGTTTACTAAAGTTTCTGCATTGTCATAGGTGGTTTGTAATTCTCCGAAATGTTCTATCTCAAATACTTGACATATCCCAATAGCATCAAAAACTTGTAATTCGTGTTTTTTTAACCATTGCTCAGCTTGATAATATCCAATTATGTAATTATCTTCATTAAAAGCGTGAAAGTGTATTTCATCATTAGAATCTAAATTTTCAATAGTTTCGTTTAAATGTTCTGTTAATTCTTCTCTAATTGAATCTTTCATTTTTTAAATTTTAGTGGGTTATTAATTCTGATTGTTCTACTTTTAAATAGTTTTGCATTATCCCTATTAATCTTTTTTGATGTTTTTCTGGTACTTGATAAAATTCTCTGAACCATACTTGTTTAACAGATAAGGGATTCATACTAAAACTATTAGCAACCAACTCAATCAATTGTTTTTTATCTTTTGTTTGATTAAATAATTGTTTTATATTTTGTTTATACATCTTTTATCTATTTAATTATTTAACAAATATATATTAAAATTATAAAAAAACAAAAAAAATATAAAAAAAAATATAAAAAAAGATAGATATATGAAAAGAATTGTTGTAAAAAAGATTATAATAAAATAGATATTAATTGAATATTTATCGTAAATTGTTGAAAATCAAACACTAAACAACACTAAATAATTAAAAATGAAACATCCATCAGAGAGACTGGAGGAGTTGATAAATGCTTTAGGGCATAATCTAAATTCTTTTTCTATGGAATGTGGATATCAAAATGCAACTACTATCTGGTCAATAATTGCAAAAAAGAAAAAACCAAGTACGCCTACACTAAATAAAATATGTAATGCTTTTCCAAACGTTAACAGGCGTTGGATAATTTCAGGTAATGAATCAATGTTTATTAACGAACCAAAACAACCAATACAAGAATTAACCGTAACTGCAAAACAAATAATAGATTATTTTGGTCCGCTCACGCCAAACCCAGAAACTGTGTTGAACATCGAAGAAACAATGTTGCAAATCAATGGCTTTTTAAGTGAAGTAGGACAAATTAAAAAAGATATAAAAGACATACACGCTTCTATTAATGCAATTAAATTAATTAGAGGGTATGAAGCTATAAAAAAAGATAAAAAACAAAAAAACGGAAATGGGCAGTAAAACAAAGTCCTTTTTTTACGAAAATTTACCTTTTTTCACCAATATTTTAATATAAAACATAAATAGATTACTATTACTTTTATTATATTTATAAAATGACAGAAGCAGAAAAATATTTTTTAATAATAAAAGATAATATTGATGTTTTACCGAAAGAAGAATTAAATTTTCATTTCATAAATGCCATAAAAATGTATGATAATGAAACTAAATCTTTAGTAAAAGTTTTAGTTAATCAAACATAGAATTAACAAAACTTTCAAGTAATTCAACATTAAATTTCTTATAAGTTTTAAGCGTTTTAATATCCTTTATTCCGCATATATTCATAATAATATGGTCAGGAACATTGCTTTCAGCAGCCAAAGTTATGAATGTGCGTCTAGCAGTATGAGAACCAACGCAATTATAAAAAGGTTTAATGCTTTCAATCTTTTTATTTCCTAAATAAGTTATTTTAGTCACATCTTCTGTAAAACCAGCTAATTCACAAACTGTTTTTATATTCTGATTAAACTTTTGGTTACTTAATTTTGGCAAACGCCAATCCCATTTATTTAACAATATTTCTAATTTATTGCTAATTGGTATATATGCCTTTTGGTCTGTTTTTTCTTGTCTTTTTTCTATTCTATTATTAAATACATCAGCTTTTTTAAACACAGAGTAATCGCTAAATCGTTGCCCTGAATAAATACCTATTAAAAATAAATCTCTGTATTTATCAAGTGTTTTATTCAGTTCTAAATTTTCTAATATTTTGACTTTTTCTTTAGTTAAATGTATATGGTCTGCTTCACGATTTGCGACAGTTACTTTTTTATAATTATTATCTATATTTAAACCCATTTCTAAACACCATTTTAAGAACGTTTTAAGAAAGCCAATTGTTCTGCTTAATGATATGTCAGTTAACTGGTAATCGTTCCTTAAAAACGCTATAAAATCAATCATAAATTCTTTATTAATATCGCTGGTTTTTAATTTAGGGTTATAGGTAATTAATTTATTTTTTAAGTTTTTGTATTTATATATGCTTTTTTTACTGTTTTTAGCTTGTTTTTCCTTGTTTTTTATAAAATATTGCAATTCATCAATTAATGTTTTTCTTTTTGTTTCAGTGTTTTTGAAATAATTATCTAGTCTTTTTTTAAGTTCATATCTAGTTACTTTTAACCCTTCTAGTTCAATGTCTCTAATAATTAAATGCAGTTGATTAATGTATTTATTTAATTTATTGGTGATTTGTTTTAATTCAAAACCAGCACCACCAGCTTTAACAATAGGCATCCGATTATTTTTATTCCAATTTTTACTTTCAATTGAAATTCCAGTAGAATAAACAAATATTTTCTTCTCTGCTTTTAAATAATAGCGTATCCTAATAGCAGATTTTGTTTTGTTGGGCGTGTCTAAAAAAAAGTACATCCGTACAGTATTCCGTACAGTTTTTATTACATCAAACTGCACTGTGAGTGTAAAATTTTTATAATATTAATGAAAATAATCTGTAAATAACAGTGAAAATTACACTAAGAGTGTAAAACAGTGTAAAAAAGTTCAAGTCCCTGTCTCTCCGCAACCCTAAGCCATAACTGTTTTATTTACAGATAGTTATGGTTTTTTTATTTTAATTCCGTACACTATACAGTACAGTTTTACAAATCCATCATACAATTAATAGCTGTTTTACCGCCAATTATAACAGCACAACCAACTGCTGGCTTTTTCCCAGCTTTAGCATAAGCCATAGCATACGAACTAAAGTCAATTCCGCAACCAACCTGAGTTCCAAAAATTTTAAATCGTCTTCCAACTGTGTATTCTGTATATGCCTGTGTATGTAAATGCCCTTGTACTGTGCTTTGCATATCAGCTTTACTTTTAGTTCTAGCAGTTCCAGCTTCTCCGTGAATGTATTGTACATTATCATATTCAATACGTTCTATAAAACGCCAATTAGGCACTTCCAAAACATCTTTGTAAGCTTTTATCCATTTAGTTGGTATAGAAGAAGTTTGTGCTTTACGCATAATCATTCTATCGTGGTTGCCAATTATTACATCTGCTTTTGGAAATGATATATAATACCTTTTTAATCTATTTATAGCTAAATCTAATTCATCAGCACCGCCCATACCATCAGCATCAGTTTCGTGGTAGCTACTATAATGATTATCTATGACATCACCTATAAAAATTACTTGGTTGCAATTCCATTTATTATAAGTGCTTACACAATGTTGGTGGTATTCTTCTAAATCAAAGGGGGTGTGTAAATCACCTATAACTAAAATACGTCTTTCAGTAGGTTTTTTATTTTCCCTATAATTATATATTAATTCGTATTCTTCTTCATTCAATCTAACCTTTGGGTTTCCTGAATCTGAATACCTTTCTTGAAATGATTTCATTCTTTGTTTTTGGCTATGCTCCCAAAATAGTAACCAACGATGCTTAAAACGATTCCCTCTACTATTCCAGTTGTGTGAATCATTAATTCACTATTATGTTCTGGTACTGTAATAAACACTATTGCATAAATCAGAAATATAAAACTCCCTAAACCAATAATTCCTGTAGCATTCATCATCCAATCAGTAGCTCCAGTTTTAACTATTTCAACTTCTCTTTTTCTCGCTGAATTTCTGTCTTCTACTTCTTGTTTGTATGTTTCTACAGCTTGTTCGTGCAACATTTGTTTTGTAGCTGGGTCAATAGTTTCATCTTTATCAATTAAATTCTTAACCACGCCCATTACCCCCTGTTCAGGTAATACATCGCCAACAAAATCTAAAATTTTAGGAGCAACAGTACTAAGCGTTTTTCCTAGCTTTGTTTCTTTTAGCTTTTTCATCTTTACCAGCTTTGCTTAATGGTTTAAAATTCTTTGGTTGGAATTCAGCATACTCAATCTCGGCATCAAAACACGGACACATTTTCATAAATTCGTGCTTCTCAACCCCATCTCCATCTTTATCTATGCTAAAGTCTCTATGCCCGTGAATTGTTGCCTTTGGGTATAAACTTTTTAATCTTTTTATTAACTCAATCATTAATTCTTTTTGAGTTTCTGTCCTTGTGTCTTTTGGTTTTCCGTTGCTATCTAACCCCCCAACGTAAGCAAGTGCAATTGCGTGTTTATTTCTTCCTTTAACACTAGCTGGGCTACGATAATCTGGGCGACCTTCTGCCATTTTATTAAGCATACATATATAATGGTAACCCACGTCTGACCAACCACGTTTTAAATGCCATCTTCTAATAGTATTTACATCAATATTTTGCCCTTCTCTAGTGGCTGTGCAATGAATGTGAATTTCTTTAATTTCTCTCATCTTTTTTTCTTCTAGTTTGTACTCTGCGTTTAGCATTAGTAATCAACTTCTCTTCCATTCTTGCAACCTTTACTAATAGTTGGGTATTTTCTTCAATAAGTGTTTGAATTTTACTTTCTAACTGTTCTATTTTATCAGTTAAATTTTTAATCTGTTCTGTGTATAGATTGTCCTCTCTTTCATCTTTTTGAGCAGAAATATCTATTTTCTTTTTCCAGATATTCCAAATCTCTTTTAATCCCAATGCGGAGATTAATCCTATTAATAATGTATGGTCATCCATTTTTATATTATTTACCTTGTCCACGATAGACTTTTTTATATCCTACTTGCCCTTTAGACGCATTCTTACTATGTATGCCTCTTCTTCTTTTTCTCGGTTTATCCATCTTAGCTACTAAAGTTCTCATTACTCAGGGTTTTCAGGTGTCCAGTCACTACCCGCTAAAATTTCTAATATTTCACTATGATTATAAATTCCTAAAGGTGTTAAAGTTCCATCAGTTATAAAACTTGGTTCAACTTGGTAACTTAAAACCATTTGTGTATTAGCTAAATTTCTTCTAACAGATTGAGCAGAACTCTGATTTACTTGCGAAAAAAGTACAAGGTTGCTATCTGATAAATTACAAATTATATATGTTCTATTATTCATTTTTATTTATTTAATATTATTAACTTGGTGTATCACTAACTCTATCTTCTACATCCATGTTGACCGATAGAGAATTTGCTGTGCTGTAAGGTGCATCTCCTACAACTTCATCTCCACCCATTCCAGAGCTTAAACCATTTGCATAACTTCCAACTCCATCTACTATATCGTCTTCAGTCATATTTACAGAAGTTCCATTTGAACCAGTACTAATTTCATTTAATACGGTCCAGTTAGTATTAAAAGAACTATTAGAACCTAACTGCCACCAGCTTACTAAGTTTGAATAAGCACTATGGTTATTTAAGTTAGATGGTACACCCTCATTATAAATTTCTGATACTTCACTTGGTGTTAATTGTTTATTCCAAACAGATAAATTTGAAAGTTTCCCAATCCAATACCAACCTATATAAGCTGCGCCTATAGTTTCAAGAACTCTTCCAGTTCCATTGTCGTAGGATGTTGAACTGTAACTTTCAGAATTATCTGTATATACTTTAATAGTTGTTGAACTATGGTCATAAGCAAAAGTTAAATGATGCCAGTTTCCATCATTTATTACTGGAGTTAGTTCTGTGTAACCTATCCCTTGTAACCAAGTTTCAATTTTACCGTTACTTTTTGTTTTTGGTCCGAAAGAAAAAAAGTCATATGGTGTGCTTTGGTTTCTACTTGTTAAAATACCTTTATTAGCTGAAGTTGTAGTTGTGTTAATCCATATACTAACTGACCAGCTATCTGATAAAGTCATTCCAGTACCAAAAGGTAAAATTCTTATATAGTCAGTTGTTCCATCAAAATCTAAAGCATAAGGAGAGTAACCACTTGTAAATCTTAAATCACTTTGTACTAAATTGGCTTGTGTTAATCCATAACTTTCTGTTGTGTTTGAATTTGTGCTATCATCTGGAATAGCCCACCATGAATTTGATGAATCCCAAGTAGCAGATGCGTCTAATTTCCACCAACCTTGCAAAGAAGTAAACCCACTCATTGAAGTTAGAGGATAACCATTATTGTAAAGAGTTTCTATTGAGTTAGAACCTGTTGCTGGTAGTGCTGTATTGAAAATGGTTAAATTTGAAACATCGTGTGTCCATTTACCTGGAGAAGAAGAACCTATCATTCCAACTACAGTGTCAGAAGTAAAATTTGAATTAGAATTACTACCTTGCAATTGGTCATTAAAATACACAGAAAAATTAGTATTGTTTCTAACCACAGTTAATAAAAACCAACCTGTTGGATATGTTAAACCAGTTACACAAGTATAATGAGCTGAACCTTGTGTTGCGCCATAACAAAGGTAATTTTGACCAGCATGTGTGTTTATCATCCAATTACCAGCATATGTTGATATTAACATGTCATCCCCTATAGTTCCGTTAAAATTAACCCATATACTAATAGTATTTTGTTGACCAATATTAACTCCTGAACTACCTAACCTAATATAATTTACGCCAGATGAAGGAAAAGAAAAAACATAATCTTTCAAAGAACTATTAGGCACTAAATAATTAGAACCATTAAAGGAATCTTGGTCACCTAAAGGATAGTAAGCAACTGGAGCTGGAGATAAACTCATTGGGTTTCCTATACCAGTAGAGCTTGAACCATAAAGAGTTGTTACTTGGCTTGAAGAAAGAGCGTAGTTAAAAATTGCTACTCCATCTAATAATTTATTTCCATCTTTGTTTGAATAATTACCACCAATTTCAAATCTTCTAATTAATGAGATAGATGTTGTAGATGGAATTACTCCTGTGAATGATAAAGTTTCTTGATTTCCGTTTATATATCCTTTTAATTTATCAGCATTTGTTGAACCACTACCATCATAAACCATAGCTAAATGATACCAAGTATTAGCAACTATTTTACCTGAAGATATAACTTCGACCTCTCCAGCGGTATCAGCTCCAAAGCCAACCCTAAAAGACAATTTACCAGTAGATTGCAAAAACCTAATATCAAGCATATGGAATGCTGACCTATAAGTACCAAGAACAGTAACATCAGTACTTAAATCTTTAAAATTTACCCAAACAGAAAAAGAAACAGTTGTTACGTATTTATAATAAGTATCAAGAGTTGTGCCTAAGTCTATATAGTTTGTGCCATCAAATTCAAGCGAGAAGTTTGATTGTTTATTAACATTGCTTTCCGTACCGTTCCAAGCATTAGGAAGCCTCCATTGTCTATTATAGTAGTTACTCATATCTTAAATTTATCAATCGCCCATTCTTAACCATAGCTTCAAATTACTTCCAGAAACAGTTGACAAGTCCTTAGTTAAATTAGTTGAAGTTGCATCATAAATGCTTTGTATTTGTGTAGATGTTAGAGCTGTATCCCAAACTGCTACTTCATCTATAGAGCCATTAAAAAACTTCTCTGGACTTGAGATTTTTCTTGCTCCAATCATAAAATTATCTGTTGATGCTTGTACTGGAGTGATGTTTGTTGTATTACTACCACTTGCAGAACCATCTATATATAGATTAATTCCTGAACTATTATAAGTAAATGCTACGTGATGCCAATTACCATCTAAAATTGTTCCTGTGCTGTCAAGAAGTGAATTAACAGTACTACTCTTATAAAGTATTAATCTAATTTTTCCATTTGTTTCTGTTCGAAACTGCACTTGCCTACTACCTGAAACAAATTTACCAATAATCATTTGAAAATCACTTGTATTAGAAGATTTTATCCAAGCTGAAACTGTACCAGCATTTGCGTTTAAAGAAAAAGAACCAACATCAATAAAATCATTTGTACCATCAAGGCTCATACTGTAATTATTAGCAATACCAGCAGCGGTGACTGCTAAATCAAATGTGGATGAGTTAGGACACCCAGCACCACTTGTTTCATAGAATATTTTATAGGATTGAATAGTAGAAGCAGCCAAATCAATCTCACCTGTTGATGAATTAATACTTAATCCACTTGGATATGCGCTATATGTACCACCTGAAGTGGTTGGCGTAGTTGTTAAACTTGCTGTTCCTGTTTGTGGTAAACTACTTGCAGAATAACCAAATGTAGCACCATCTAAAGCATTTATTGTTACTGTATTATTAACTGTATTTGGGCAACTTCCATTAGTAGTATATACAACTGTATATGTTCCAGCAGTAGAATTATTTACATTAATAACACCTGTAGAACTATCAATAGATAAGTTTCCAGTAGATTCACTAAACGTTCCTGTTTCACCTGTAATTGTAGGCGCTGGAGTAGTTAAAGAATATGTTCCATGATATATAATTACACCATCATTAGGCATATAGTAAGTAACTCCACCTAATACGTGAGTGTGTGAAGTACCATCTGAGCTAACTGCATTAGAAGCAGATTCTGTAGTGTATAAAGGATAATAACCATCTACAGCAGTTGCACCTGTTGGCATTTGACAATAAGAACTTGCACTATAAGTTACTGTTGCACTATCTAAAGGTAATTCTGTTACTGTAGAAGCAGAAGAAGTAGCACTACAACCATTAGAATCTGTACCAGTTACTGTATAACTACCAGCAGTTACATTAATAGCTTGTGTAGTTGCTCCTGTACTCCATAAGTAAGAACTTAATCCAGCAGTAGCGGTTAATGTTGTTGTACTACCAGCACAATAAGTTAAAGTTCCTGTTATTTCAACAGTAGGTAAAGCATTTACAGTAATTGTAGTTGCTCCAGTATTAGAACAACCATTAGAATCTGTACCAGTTGCAGTAAATGTAGTTGTAGTAGTTGGTGATACTGTTCTTGGGTTATCTGTATTACCATCATTCCATACATAAGTAGAAGCACCAGAAGCGGTTAATATTGTGCTTTCTCCATCACAAATAGTACCAGTAGAAGGACTTACTATAACAGTTGGTAGTGCATGAATAGTTAAATCAAAAATAGCAGTTGCAGAATATGTAACAGTATATGTAGAAGCAGTAGAAGCATCTATATCAATTACACCAGTTGAACTACTTGTATTTGAACCACTATCTAAAAATACCAAACCAGTAGTAGAGCTAAATGTACCAGCACCAGCATTATTAGAAACAGTTGGTGTAGGGTCGCTTGCATCAGCACAGAAAGAATTTGATGGGTAAGATATCCTAACACTTGTTACACCTACAATATCAGTTTGACCAGCAGCACTTTCAGCTTGTATTTTACCCCAGTCTATCGCATTGTTAGCTCCTTGCCCCCAACCAATATTGTTGTTTCTACTACCTTTTCCCCAAGTTTCACTCATATTCTAACTCATTACCCACCCACCAAAATTATCTTCATAATCTGGTGAGATATCTTCATTACTATTTGTATAATATTCTGGAAACTGACTACCAGCATTAAAATTTAAAAAGTCAATCATACGTTGACTAAAATACTGGGCAGTATCACGTTCTTTTTCTACTAAAGTGTTTATTTCATCACTACTTAAAGCAGTAGCATTTTCAGGGTTGTTTCTATATACACCACCATTGCTAATAGTTACACTTAAATAGGGTAGTGCATACATCATAGCGTAGTGTATTAATATCGGCTTTATATAAGTGTCTACAAGCGTTAAATAATTGCCTGTTAAAGTTCCACCAGTAATATCAGACTTTAATTTGTCATATAATTTTGTGCCTAATAAACGTTGTACTTCTATGCTTTGCGCCATATCGACATACGGAAGCAATTTGTCCGTGTCAATGTTACCATTTGCCGAAGTAAATGTTACTAAATCTTTTCTTTGTATAAATAATACTTTGCTCATTTAATTTTTCTTTTTTGGTCTTGGGCTTTTATAACCCTTATTAGGCATTTTAAATGGCGCAGTTGAAACTAATTCATCATTGGTTTCATATCTTGCAGCATCTCTTTCTCCATCTTTTATAGGCAAAGCAGTAATCATTCTACGTGCTTGACCAACACTGATTTTTTTATTGTTTTTTCTTAAATAAATATTACGAACCCAAGTATGGTGACAATTAGCACCCCCCTTGTATAACCAGATATTATACTTGCTTTCCCCTTTAGGTGCTAATTCAGTATTAGCAGCACTTTGTTTGTCTAAATCTTCTTTACGATAAACCTTATTGGCTTTAACCATTTTCTCGCAAAACCTTCTACTATTTTCGCCAGTTACAGGCGGATAATATTTGTATCTAATTTTAAATAAAGAAGTATCTTGTTCGCTTACCTTTTTTGGAGTTGATTTTACTACTGTTGACCTAGTAGCCATAGCAAATTTAAAATGACTTAATATATTGTCTTCATCGTCTGTTGCTTCTTGACTGTGTAATAGCTCATATTCTTGCATTTCTTCATCTTCGCCTAAAGCAATTAAATCATCAGCTAACTTGTCTAATTCTTCATCTGAAACATCGTGAAAACAAACTTTATTTAATTCAGTTTCTTCTTCTTCCTTAACTCCAGTTTCTTCTTCTTTTACTTCATCATTATTAATGTCATCAACATCAATGTCCATAAAATCTAATGGGTCTAATGTTTTAAAATAAAGGTTTAATGCTATGTTATTTGTGCTTAATATCTCGTCTAAGCAACTTATAATTAAATCCTGATAAGGTTTTATAGTTGTATTGCTAAAAAGTCTTTGAGCGTTCTGTATTTCGTCTGCATTATTTCCTAAACCATTGTTACCATCACGTAAACCAATTAATAAAGGCGATGTAATACGATGTGTTAGCATTATTTTTCTACTACATTCTTCACTTAAGTAACTATAATGCTCAGGAGCGTTGTTTAAGGGTATGTCATCAACTGTAGTTTTTTGTTCAGCATTGTGATTAAAAGCAATAATGACTTTTTCACCGAAACCACCAGTTAATTTTCCCATTACTTGGTTTTTAATTTCGTGCTGTTTCTCGGATGACGGAATACCGCTATTAAAATTGATAACCTTAGTACCTGAAAAAGAATTTTGAGCATCGTTTATTAAATAGTCTGCTATTTCGGATTCCAGTTTAGGATAAGCTAAACAATAGTCGGCAGGACTGTAATAGTAATAACCAGTTACATATCTTTTAATTACGTATATTTCGTTTTTAGCACCACTTCCAAAAACAGGTATCTTTTTTAGTTCAGTATTTTGGGTTACTTTACTCCAATCAGCAGAATAATAATAGTTTTTTATTTCACCCTTATTATCCATTTTTTCAGCACGTAACGTTTCTCTAGGAAAATGTGAAATATTACTGATTTTTTTACCTGTATAACTAATTTGCAATGATGCTTCACCCAACATTTTTAAATCCAAACAAATTTTACGCATACAACTGTCTTTAAGCAGTTCTTTCATTTGTGCAAATTGTTCGGGCTTTTCATTACTGTCAGTAGCTTCTAAACCCCTACCAAATATTTGTTGAGATATACCATTTATAACACTTTGATTTGTTGTGCTATTCATATAGCTGTCAATCAGTTCTTGATAATACCCATTACCGTCACCAATGCCTACCCAATCCCTGTTTTTATCTTCAGTTATTATAGGTGCTTCGTATTGATTTAATTGTATTAAATGTAAATTATCCACTATAGTATAAATATTCGTTAGCACCAGTATTGTGCTCTGTGTAAACATTGTTTGTTATTACATAGCTACTGGCATTTTGGTTAGTACAAAAAATCTTGTCTTTAAAAATGATGGTATTGTCAGTTGTGTTTTTAATTTCTAAGTTGTAAAAACTATCAGAAACTAAATTTTGACTTGTTGCATAAGTAGAGTAGTAGTCATTGCTACCAAAAGTTGGTGTGCTGTCAGTTAAAATGACTTTATTTTTATTTTCTGATGTTAAAGTAAGTTGATAATTTTTAGTAGCTACAATATCTTCTCTAGCTATAAAATTGATTGTCCCTCCTGTTGTACTCAATACTTGCATTTTTAAAATTTTAAAAAAAAAGGTGGATAAAATAAATCCATCCACCCTTTCTACACCCTGTATTATGTTACTTTAAACACAACACCCACTAAACATCTTAACTGTTTGTTCCAGCAGTAGTAGTCACTGTTCCACTAAACACGCTAGAATCAGCAAATGGGTTACCAGCAACAGCGCCACTTATAAAATTAGCTGGCATTACTTCTTGTCCACTAAATGTCAAAGTGTAACCGCTCATATCGCCCATAGCAGTTCCCGTAGCAATTGTTCCACCACTAACGGACATCCCGTGTTCTCTACCGCATAAAAAAGCATTTCCATTATAGTCTTCTACGATAATTTGAGGTCTTCCGTATGCAAGTAACTTTAATTCCTTATGGTCTTCTTTATATAATTTTTGAAGATTTAAAGTCAAAGTTTGCTCGAAAAAAGTTGTTCCATTTTCAGGAGAACTTGTAATTGCTTGTTCTAAACTGTTACCACCTTTTAATTCGTAAACAAAAGCTGTAAAACTTGCCGTACAGGCAGTTACTTCATCATTTGTTAATTCTAAACCGCTTATTGTGCCGAAGTCGCTGATATATACTCTAGCGATGCCTCCGACAACATCTTTACACGGTACATTTCTTCCTTTAGTCGCTAAACACGCCATAGTATTTTAATTTTTAAGGTTAATAATTAAGCGTGATACAATACAATCTCTGAACCAATTGCATATTGTACTCCACTTGTATATCTCATTACTACTCTAAAATTCTGACTTCCGTCAATTGGGCTCATGTCAATAACTTTAGCTTCGTTCATATCATTTAATAAACCAGTACCAAAGAATAAATTAGATTTTTGAGTAGCCATTGCTGTATCGTCAGCTAATCCATTAGCAACAAATAATTTTACTCCATCAAAAGATAAATCTCCACTACCGTTATACCATTGAGTTCCTTTTGCATCAGTACCAGCAGCTCCAATACCACTTGAAAAACCACCAAGAGCTCTTACGTACGCTCTCGCAATATTTTGACTGATATATACAAACATATCATCCTTGTTGTATAATTTAGATGGTATAGCATCTACAATAGAACCTAATTTTGCGATTACATTTGAAGCATCTACAGCAGCGTGTGAAGCAACGTCAATCACATCACTATCTGCTAAAGCTAAAGTTACTAAACCATCGAACTCGCCATCGTTAGAATTGACACCTTCCCAAATATTTTGTTCTGTTTTTTCTTTTATTAAACCACCAACGTGACCTAAAACAAAATCTACAAATGACTTTGGTGGGTTCTTATAAGCAGACATTCCTAATTCTATCGCTTCCCAAGTAGGAACAAAATCTTTTTTACAAAACTGTAAGTTACTTTGAAATTCTTCTGGTTGTAAAATTCTTTCAGTTAGAGTAACAGTTGAAGTTGCATCGAAATCACAGCTCCCGTTTTTAATTACATTAGCATCAGTAGCAATTTTTTGCATTACTTGCTTGTATCTAATGTTTTGTCTTACTTCTATACCACCCTTAGCAATAGTGTTTCCTTCTAAAAGAGCAGCAGCCAAATAACCTTTTGCAGCTTCTCCTGCGTAAGTTGGACTTGTTATTGTTAATGTTGTAGCCATTTTGTTTTTTTTATTTTTTGATTTTAATTATTGTTAATTCTTGCATAAATTCTATCCATTGCTGTATCAACGTTTTTTGATGATATATGGAACTCAAATTTTTGCTTTTCTTCTGCTTCAGGATTGTGTACTAATGGCTCAGTGGGTTCAGCAGACAATTCTTCTTTGTTTTCTGAAATAGGTTCTTCTTGCATTTTTTCTTTGTCTTTGTAACCCATTTTTTCAATCATTGCTTTGATTTCTTCAACCGCTTTAGCAAATTCTTGTTTGGTTACATACTGCATTTCTTCTTCTTCTAGTTCAGTTTCTTCAGTGCTTTCTTCGCTAGTTTCTTCTGCACTAGCTTCAACTTCTTCTTCTACTTTTTCTTCAACTTCTTCCTTTACTTCTCCAATGCTTTCAATTAATCCTTCTTCTTTAACAACTAATTCTCTGCCATCTTCTAAAGAATATTTTCCGATAGGTAAAGCAATTTCTTCATCTTCGGATTTTATAAATACAGAAGCACCAGACTCAAATTTTTCGGCTACTATAATAGTACCGTTGTCTAGTTTAACTTCTTCTAATTTTACTGCTGTGTCTTCAGATAGTTTGACACCAACAATTTCTTTGATTTGATTGAGTATACTTTGCGCTTTCATACCCTATAGACGGACAGAACGCAATTATTATGTAGTAACTATTTAAAAAAAAAAGCCACTTAATAAAAAGTAGCTTTAATTTGAATGACTGCTTGGTGTTTTTCCATTGAGCCATTTCGTTGAATATTCAATAATTAAATATACTAATAATTTTACACTTTACCTATTCCTTGCGCTTGTAAAGTACCATCGCAGCAGTCCACGTGATAAGTAGCATCACTACACAAACAAGCTCTTTTACCTCCAACTCTAGATATTTTGCTAACTGTAGCATCTTTCCTCCTTTTATTTATTTTCTTTTTCATATTTTATTTTTACGCAGTTAGGTCTTCTTTTACCATTTATCATTTTATAGCCTTTTTGTTGGTAACCATCCCAACAAGGGCTTTTACTATTTTTACCAGCATCAATTTGATGTTTTTCGCAAGGCATATACCAAATTTTTCCTTCAAATTCGTGTTCGTGCATTCCTTCACAACCTATGTTTTTAGCCATCTCTAATGCTTTTTCTTTTGTACTATATGCTAATCTGTCATCAATAATTGCAAAGTATTCATCCACAACTACAGATTCTAAGTTAATTTCACCTAATTGTTTTAACTTGCTTCTACTCCAAGACAGACCAGCTTTTCCACCCCATAATAAATAACTAATCGTTCCGCACGCTTTAGTATCACTAGGGTCGTAGTATGTTTCTGCTCTAGATAAATAACTATACATACGTTTAATTGTTGGCACAGTCAGTTTTCTTTTCGCTGACAAGTCAGCACTCCTTATTTTTCCTACGTCCGTAGCACATTTATTATTTACTTTTTCATTAAGCTCTCGACCTCTTTTAGCATTATTGCTAACTGACTTTGGGTAATCATTATAACTTTCTAATGTTATTTTTTCGTTTGTTAATACGTTTTTAACTTGACTGAGTATGTATTCCGCTTCTGTGTTTTCAATAGCAGTCATTTCATCTTTAACACTATCTCTGCTAATTTTAGCTCGGTCAGCAAAGTAACCCTCTATACTAAAGCCTTTAACCTTATTTTCTTTTACATATTCTTCCCAGACTTCTTCATTATTAACTTTCATTGATATCATCCACGTACCATTTGGAACATTTAAACCATACATAGTTGATTTATCCATTTTGTTATCTTCTACAATCCAGCTTTCTACAACTGTCAGCCCTTTAACTTCCATATCGTGTTCCAAGGTAGCATTGTTTTGATTACCATTTTGAAAGAACATCTCACTAGCTCTACGCACAGTATCTTTTGAAAAGTATACATAAAAGTCAGTATCGTTTCGCTTTCGGTAGATAGGTTTGTTGGGTATCAAGGCAGCACCCATTAAAAGTTTCTTTTCTTCATCTATTTTTGCCAATTGTACTTCTTCACTAGCCAAAGCAATAAAGTCGCTTTCAATGGCTGGGTTTTCAACGATAGAAACAGCTTCAATTCCTGTCATTTCTTCGTTTTCGTCTAATATAAGTTCTATTATTTCCATTTTATTTTATTTAAAAAGTTGCTTGTTGTATTGTATTGTTTTGTAGCTGTTGTGCTGTGGTTACATCTCCAGCCACCACGAACGCTTGTACTGGTTGTTGTTGCCCTAATGCTCCAGCAATTTGGTTAAAACCCGACTGCCCAACCACGTTAAAAGATGGCGGTTGTGTTGCAGCATTTAAACTTCCCCCACCAGTATCGTCTGTTGTCGTTGGTTTAGCACCCCCACCAGAATCAAATCTTGTTGCAGATATTGTTGCTATTTGAGCAGCACCAGCCAATGCCATTGCAGCAGCAGCAGCGTAGTTTGTAAATGTTAAACTTTTTACTGGATGACTTAATTCATTGACAATACCTCTAGCTGTGTTAATTGTTGCCTGTGCTATACCAATAGCTTTATTTATTTTAAATGCTTTCTTTGCCCTTTCTTTATCTCCCTGAGCAAAAGCATCAGCAATTTGCCCAATAGAACTTAAAGCATCTAAAGCAAAATCAACTTTAGCATTATTCAGGGCTCTATTTCTTTCAAATTCTTCATTTTCTCTAATAACATCATCACGAGTTGTTTCGTCTTTAATTTTTTTAATATTTCTTGAAACTAAATCTTCTGCGCCAGTTCTTATTTCTATTTTTTGTGCTTCTCTCGCTTGCAACTTTGGCATTTCTTCAAAGTCCATTTTTTCAATATCAAACTTGACTGTTCTTAAATTTTGCAGTTCTTTTATTTCAGCTTGTATTGCTTTAACTTTTTCATTTCTAACAGCTAATTCTTTTCTTGTTGTAGCTTCAGTATCTAGTATTGCTTTTAGTTCTGCTTCTTTTAACTTTATTAAATCCCTAGTTGCTTTTTCTTCTTCTTCTAAACCATCAATATTAGCATCTGATTTAATTTTATTGCTTTCTGCTAACTCTCTATCAATTCTTTCTTGTTCTTTTTGTTTTAATCTGTTTAAAGTTCTTTCAAAAAGGTTGCCTTCTTCTGCTCGTTTCTTACTTATATCAGCCCAGTATTTAGCATCCTCATTTGCTTTTGCTAATGCTTGGTTTAATGCTTCTCTATCTCTAGCAAGTTTTTCTTTATCAATTGCTTTGCCTATAAATGGAATGTCAGCAATAGTTTCTTTAAAATTTAAAAAAGAACTTTGAATATTCCTTAAAGCATTTTTAATTCCTGTTTTTAAAACTGCGATTGAAACACCAGCAGTTTCTCTTATTTCTTTAAAAAACGCTCCTGTTGCTTTACTAACAAAAGTTAATGTAGATACAATACTGGTTAGCCCTTGAACAAAACCCCTAGCAATGTTAGAAAAAATTCCTTCGCCATCTTCAACAGATAATAAAAAGCCTTCCCAAGCTGAACCAAGTTTTGTAGTATCACCATCTAAATTATCTAATCTAGTTTCAGCAATACCAGCAGCAGCACCTAAACCATTAAAAGCATCTGTAGCGCCATTTAGTTCAGTTAATAGTTTACCAGTTGCTTCCGCATTTTCTGCTAAGGTTATAGCTACACCAGCACCACGCTTGTCAAATAAATCTAGGGCAACAACATTTTTATCCGTTGCATTGTTAATTTTTGCAAATGCTTCTTCCATTGTTAACCCTTCTTGAGCTAATGTCAAAAATATATTTCTAAGTGCTGTTCCTGATGTTGAAGCATCGAAACCAGAATTGGCTAAAGTTCCCAACATTGCAGTAGTTTCTGATAGTGATACATTTGCTGTTTTAGCAATGGGGGCAACAGTAGTTAAAGCAGTATTTAATTTATTAAAATCTAATGCAGAAGATGAAGTCGATTGAGCTAATATGTCAATAACTTCTTTAGAATCAGTTGCCTCTAAACCAAAAGCTCTTAAAGTAGAACCAGTAAAAGCAGCAGCTTCCCCTAAACTAATACCCATTGAAGATGCTAAATTCAAAGTGGCTTCACTCATGTCTAATATATCTGCTGTTGGGAATCCTAATTTTGCTAATTCTGTTTGTAATGATGCTACTTCCATAGCAGTAAATTCAGTAGAACTTCCTAATTCTTTTGCGCTACTTGCTAAAGCATTCATTTCTTTTTCTGTTGCGCCTGTAACCGCTTTTAAACCTGACATTGATTTAGCGAACTCTGAACCTTTTTTAGTAGCTGAAATAAATAAACCTACCAATGAACCAGCAGCAACCACCAATGCACCAATACCTGTTGAAACTAAAGCAACTTTTAATGTTTGTAAACCGCCAACAATTCTTTGTATTGATGCTGGCATAACCCCTAAAGTATTATTTAAACCACTAAAAGATTTATTTGCAGTATTACCAGTTTTAACAACTTGTTTTTCAGTTTTATCTAATGCCTTGTCAATTTTTTTAATTGCTGGCGTTGCTTTGTCTTTTACTCTTATTTCTAAAATCTTAGTTTCCATACTTCATTCTAATTTGCTGTATTCCTTCTTTAAATGTCATTGGTATTTTATTTTGTCCTAATGCTATTTTAATATGTTTATCATATAGTTTATTGTCTTTACAAAATTCTAATGCTTCTAATATTGTTTTCATGATGGCTCGTTTAGTAGTTCAAAATTCGTTTCTCCTGATTGTAGCTTAGTAGACATTTTATTTATTGTATAAGCTCTTGTGCCAACTACAATCAAATCATCTAATGTTAAATTCAATAACACTTTAAGTGGTAGTATTGCATTGAACTTAAATATTCTTGTTCTTTTGTTAAATACTCTTGTAATGTAATTAGTATAATAAGTTTGAAATAAGCTGTTATTATCACCACCATAATCTGTTAAAGTGTAGGTATTTATTTCACTGCCAAAGTTTAAGTTATATAATGGTGGTACAGATGTTCTTCCTAACGTATTGCAAACACTTGGTATCCAATAATCATCTAAAGAGTGATTTGTTCCTGTTGGACATAAAGCAGCATAGGTTTCTGGTCTTGTACTTTCTAAGAAGTTAATTGATGTAGAAACATTTTGCTGATAGATAGCATAAAATAAAAGCGGTTGTCCTATACTTGGTTCTAAATTATCATCTAAGAAACTACCAACTTGTACTGTAGATAATGCTCCACTTGTTTTGTCTTGCAATCTTTCAAATAACATATGTTCAAATGGTAATGTTATTTTATACTCCTTCTTTTTAGTAGTATCACCTATATAGTTTAACTCACCATATCTTCTATTGTTCATACTTAAAAAAGTTTGAGCCAATATGCTTTTAGGTTCACTATATTCTAAATCTACATTTGAAAATGGTAGTGCTTCACTTACTGTATGCTCATCAGTTTTAACAAATTCTGTAATATTAAAAGTATCACCACCAGCATAATAGTTATCTAAAGTTCTAACTACTATTTCATCATTAAAATCTACATAAGCAGTTAGGTTGAATGCTCTAAACAAACCATTTAAGAAATCCTTAACTTTTATTTCTGGTATTTGCTCTGTAATTATTATTGATGCAGTTGTAACAATGCTTGATGAAACACTTTGATAATTAGCAGTTAATAATAAATTTCTACCAAGTAAAACTGTGTCATAAAAACTATGTGTAAGCGATAATACCACAGTAAATGAAATAGCAACTTCACTCCTTACTCTTGCATACAACCTTTTAGATTCACCTGTTTGCAGTGTATTAGTTTGATTAAATCCATAACCTATTGAAAAAGAATTAGTACCTACTAAATTTGTTGCTGTTGCTTCTACAGTATCTGTTAAATCATCTACTATTTCTATTGTGTAAGGTTCTGATGAAGTTGTTATTATTTGCACACTAAAACCAAACCCTTCTTCCATTGGTGTAGGTGGTGATGCACTTGATGAATTTAATTGTGTTAAAGCATAAACACCATCATCAAATTGAACTGAATCATAAGTAACACCATCATAGTGTGTACAATTAGCTCCTGAATTACAATTAAAAGAAGTGTTTTTTATTTCAACAAATAAATCTCCTG